TATTGAAGCAAATAAAGATGTAGCTCGTAAGCAGAAGCGTAAGCTTTCTTATCTGGCTAATGTTCTTATTGTTTCTGACCCTAGCAATCCAGAAAATGAAGGTCAAATCAAACTATTTAAGTTTGGTAAGAAAATCTTTGACAAGATTACAGAAGCAATGAATCCAGAATTTGCTGATGAAACTCCTGTCAACCCATTTGATATGTGGGAAGGTGCTAACTTCAAGTTGAAGATTCGTAATGTTGAAGGTTATCGCAACTACGACAAGTCCGAGTTTGCTGATAAATCGGCACTCTTAGATGGCGATGATGCTAAACTGGAAGAATTGTGGAAGAAAGAATTCTCTTTGAAGGAATTCACAGAGAAGAAACAATTCAAACCTTATGACCAACTCAAGTCTCGCCTTGACAAAGTTCTAGGTTTTGAAGGTGCAGTATCTTCTATTAAAGCTGAAGATGTTGTATTGAGAAACTTTACTGATGATGAAGTCAAGATTCTTGATAAAGCAGTCGTTGAAGATGATTTAGATTACTTTAAATCTCTCGCAGAAAAATAAACTTTCCTTAAAAGTTTAAACCCCGCCTTGTGCGGGGTTTTTTGTTTATAGAGCCTGAGTACGAACAAGGTTACTATAAAAATCACTATGATAAGGTGTTGATTTAGAAGTGGATACAACTTGATTCATTCCACTTCCACTAGAAGAACCAGATGTTTTCGGACCACCTATTACTGACAATATATCTGCCATATCAGCTGATGAGAATACAGGTTTACTTGCTGCAGCGGACTCTTTAGCTGCACTTGCTGTAGCTACAGCTGGACCACTAATTTTTGGTGAAGCTGGTGAAACTGATGGTGTTGATTCTCCATAACCAGTAAAAGATCCATTAGCAGCATCATACTGAGCTACCATAGTAGAATCTGATCCACCACCTGTGCCAGGTTTATATTCTGCCAACGCTTGAGCAGCATATTTCATTCTAACGGGTTCAACAGTCTGGGGTCTTTCAAATTTTGTAGCAAAAATATTTGCAGCTTCTTCAGCTGTTTGTGCTCCACGTAATTCTTTTCCACCCAAAGATGCATCTGTGTTTAGTTCATGCATAAGATAATCTAATTGCATTTTAGGATCACCTAAATCTTTTCCTTGACTAGAAGCGTAAGCTGCTAGTTTTTGCAATCTTCCTGCTTTCGCATTCCATTGAGCAAGACCATATGAATTTTCTTTGCTATTCTCGTTATGTGCTCCACTTTTTAAACCAGATTCTTGAACAAGATTACCAACCACACCAGCTGCTTGTGCTGGAGTTAGTCCATGTTTTTTTACCAAATAGTCAATTGCTTCATTACTACTAATTGAACCGCCTTTTGGTAAATCAACTTTAGCTGGTGTAGTACTTGCTGATGTGGATGTTGCACCACGTATTGGTGATGAAGTTGGTGTTGTGGATGCTGGTGTTACTCCAGTAATATTTCCATTTGCATCAAAACCTCCACTAACATCTGTTGTTTGAGAAGGTGATTTGCTTTCAGAATCTTTTGATTCTTCTTTGGAATATTCTGTCCATAATTCATATATTTCATATGCTGTCCAAAATGAAAAACCTAATTGAACAGCAGCTGCAATCCAACCAAGAACTGGTATAGCAGCTAAAGCGCCAGCAGCTGCAAGTCTTGCACCGAATTTTGCAAATAATTTTGGAGCTTTTCTTTCAAGAAAGGCTAAAAATTTTCCCCATTTGGATGTTGGAGTTGCACCTTTATATGAAATATTTGATGGTGTTGTTCTAGCATCTAATATTGCTGATGATGTTTGTTTAGTAGCTGTAACCAGTTTAGAACCAGCACTAACAGCACTTCCAGCTGCAAGAGCACCACCAACACCAGCAGCTGTGTTAACCGCAGTTTGGCCAAGATTTGAATTATTTGATTCAGTTCCTGGTTCACCACCTTGATTAGGTGCACCTGGTGTTCCAGCATTAGCAGATTTAGTGGCAGCAAGAGCAATTCCAGCTAGTCCTAAAAGTCTTCCTATTGGACTTCTAATAAAAAAATTAAGTATTGTTCCAAATACAGCACCAAGTCCCAAAACTGCAGCACTTAAAGTTGCAAAAACACCAGAAATAGATCCAACACTACTTATAATTTTTCCAACAGTTGATGCGATTCCACCAACTAATGAACCAATAAAACTTAAAATTCCAGAACCAGAATCTGACTTTTCTTTGCCTTCAATTTTTGTTGGTTTTTTACCAAATTGAGCTTCATATTGATTTTCTCTAAACTTTGCATTTGAAAAAAACGAATCAGCTTTTGATGTTGGTTTACCGCCCCATATCGTGACAAGTTTAGCAATATTTTTTTGCATAATATTCATTTGCTTAGCCATTGAAGGTAATGCCATAGAATTTTTTGCAGTTATTTTACCATTTGTATTGATATCTTGGAGTATAGAAGATGAACCAGATGCAAGTGAATCAGGCGATGTTGATGCAGACGCATCATTTTTTCTTGTAGCAGAATAACCTTTACCAAATATTTTTGTGCCAATGATTGAACCAACTCCGCCACCACTAAAGAGTGCATTTCGTATATCCAATTTTTCTAAGGATCTTTTACCAAGAGTTGAAGCGGCGCCACTAAAAACACCTTTTGTCTTATACTCTTGTTGTAATATATTTGCGAGTCTGCTAGCCATTATTGTTACCTTCTAGTTTGCATTTTTTCTTTTTCTTCTTCAAGATATCTCATTAATAAACCAACATAAACTTCTCTTTCCCAAGGTATCATATTCTCAAGTTCAGTCAAACTATATTTGTGATGTTGCATTAATGCAAAATTAGTTTGATAGAGATTCCCTAGGTTTTCATAACCAAAACTTAGACGAAAAAACTTTCTAGTCCTTCAACTGTAATTTTTTCTTCATATCCACATTTGTTGCATTTAAAATCCACATCTTTTGAAATCTTTGGCATATTATCAAAAAAGTTTTTAATTTTTTCTAAATCTTTTGATTGCATACCTTCAATGAATTCAACCAATTCTTCTTCTGTTGCATCTTTAGCATAATAAATTTGTTCGCCATCATAAATGTAATCTATACAATCAATTGTCATTTTAAAAACAATATCATTTTCATTTTGACCATCATAATCTTTAATGGTATTGAAATTGGGATACTTCATAACTATGCCAAGTTTTTCAGTAATTTCAATTTTTGTTTCTTGTTTTTTATCGCTTTTTGGTTTAATCTCTAAAACATTCAAATCAATTTGTACAACATTAGCACATTTGTGAGTATTCTCATCTTCTTCGTTTTTAATGTCATTATTACATTTGTAATTTAAATTAATAATCTCACTTACCGACCTTGCACGAATATTTAAAAACAAATATTCAATATCAAATATAGGTAACTTATCAACATCAATATCTGAAATAATACAATTATTCAGGACCTGTTTTGTTGTATCAATAATTGTTTTAAACTCTTGGCTTTCACTAGCCATTAAAAACAATTTTTCTTCTTTGACCGTAAATGGTCTAAACTTAACTTCTTTGCCGCTTGATATTAAATTAATACTAAAAACGGGCACATCAATTTTCGGTAACATACTTTATCTCCATCAAATTAAAATATTCTATTCAAAACATTCCCTATACTATTATTTACTTGTTGACCAGCTTTATCAAATATTTTAGCACCCTTAGCACCAAAGTAATCAGTTGCAGCTGCAACAAGGTCATAACTTCCTTCATAAATCACATTGTATTTTTGATAAGCAAATTGAACTGCTAATCTATGAAAATTATCTTCCGACCAATTTAATGCTTGTGGTGCAATTCCAATTGGAAAAGCATCAATCAATTCAACAGCAAAAATCCGTTTAATAAAATCATCATATTGGATAATTTTTATATTGGTCAAATACCTAGTTCCTTTTCCTTTTGGAAATCTTAAATTATTTGTATCAGTAGGCATAATAGCTTCTATCCATCTTTCAAACAATTTTCTTTCATAAAACTCATTCGTACAAAGAAATGTTAAAGTGGTATCACCGTATTGTGTTTGATATGGAACTTTAAATCCTGGTCCATAAACTCTAGCATCTTGTGTTAATATTGTTTTGCCAGGAAGTTCAGCTGATTCACATTGAAGTGCAAGATATCGGCTGATTGAAGCATTTGATGTTTTTGATTGTTCGTTTTGTGGACCATTTTTACCTAAAGCTTGATTAGCAAGGTTAGCTGCATCAGCAAGTATTGTATTGGGTAAGTCTAATAATTTTTCAAAAATTGATTGTGAAACAAAATCACTTATATATTTTGGTATTGGAAGAATAACTTCAAATCTAGCTGGTCTAGCTAATCCATCTTTTGCTTTGATATTAGATAAAAATAATTGTGGAGAAAAAGTCATTAAGTTTTATTCCTAGAGTCGTTGTATACTTTATTTGCAGATGCGCCTCTAAAGTCTTGGAATGGTAATAGTGCTGCAATATCCCATTCGTCTGCCGTTATTTCAAGAAATCTACTATCAACATGTTTAAAGAGGTATTTTTTAATGCAAGGTTTTGCCTTGAAGGCTGCACCCACAGATTGCAATTTTCTCCATGTTAACCGAAGTCTTGTTGTCTCATCATAATTTGAATTTGATGCATATTCACTTAATGCATCTAAAAGATTGATGCGTTGCTTTGGGCTTATGTAATGCAAATTCAACCCTAAAAAACCATCTTGGTATCGTTCTATTGGTATAACCAATGGGAACCTATCGTAATATGGCAACTCATCTTTCAATTTGGGGTCATAAAAATAGAAATACATACGACCAATCATTGTACTATTTTTAAGTCGTTCCTTGTCGCTTAGGAGTGTTTGGCGTGTAGGTTTCAAGTCTTGTATCTTAGACCTAAGCCAATCTCTTGCGGCAGTAGTTCTCGGTTGATATCCCGATTTACCTAATTGTTCTTTGATTCTCTCTATTAAATATGCCATTGTTTATTTATATCACTAATTTTCATTCCATAATTACCTAAAAAATAATGGATTTTCTTATAAGTATCGGTGTCCGCTTTCAATTAAATACCTAATTCCTTCTCCGTCATAATCATAAATTTCCAACCATGTTCTTGGCAGAAGATGTCAGCTGCTTTCCACTTCTCTTGGTTGACCAGATAAGTCGCAGCTTCACGCAAATACTTCTTGGTCTTATTCTTCTGAACCGGCATCTTAGTTTGGTTAAATGGTTTAACTTCAATAATATAAGTCATTACAGACCCGTCTTTTTGTTTCATTTTGGCAATAAAGTCTGGAAAATAACGATGCATTTTGCTGTCCAACGGTGACTTGTAAGGTATGTGTATTTCTTCAGAAGCCCACCATATCACGCTTGGATGTTCATCCAACCATTTCATAACCCTCACTTCCCATGTAGAACGATATATGATGTTGTTGGCATCACCATTGTATTTCTTTGGATTGTTAGGTTTAAATCTTCCTTTGTATGTTTTGTTACCGAATGTCATATAAATATCTAGCAATCTTTCATAGGAATTTCAATGGCACTTTTTAATCTTTTAGGCGGTGGTATCACTTTTGGTACACAATCTCGTTCTGGAACCCTCTTAAGCGCTTTAACTTCATCACAGTACGAATCTAGTACATTTAGATATCCAATTGATTTAGGTGCAGCTGATAAGGGTCATTATATACTTATAAACATTAATGAACAGATTAACACATCATTTCCAGGAACTCAAGTCAGAGGAGATGCTCCTACAGTTTTTGGAAATAAAGCAACATTAGCAGGTGCATTTGGTGAGTATACAACCGCAGGAACTTTAGCTAACTCTGCTAAACTATTATCAAAAGCTGCTAGT